GTTTGGCGTATCCGGTGGGGACCGGATACCACGACACCGCCTGGCTTCGGCTGGGCGGTGTTTCTTTTTTGACGGTCTGCGCCATGCCATGCGCATCTCACTCTGCGTCATCGCTGGCAACGAAGAGCACCACATTGAACGTATGCTCACCTCGTTCGCTCCGGCGTTCGACGAACTCTCACTTGTCCGCGCCATCGGCTCGCGGAAGGCAGACCGTACGCTGTCCATCGCTCGCGACTGGGCCGAGTCGAACAGGAAAGACTTCGTGTTTAGCGAGCACGTCAACCAGCCGGGAACCGAGGGATGGGATCACGTCGATTCCTTCGCCGCTGCTCGCAACGATTCATTCCGCCAAGCGTCCGGCGAGTGGCTGATCTGGTGCGACTGCGACGACGTGCTTCCCGACGCTGACAAACTGCGGGGCGCAATCGAAAGCGTGTCGGACATGATCACGATGATCCGCTTTCAATACGACGTGCGCGGCACCGGAAAGAAGCTGTATCGCGAGCGCGCCATCCGCCGCGACAAGTTCCACGCCGGCCGGCATTGGCACCACGACGTTCACGAAAACCTGTTGATGCTCGCAGGTGACAAGCACATTGACCTGCCGGATCCGGTGTGGCTGCACGCGCCGTTAGAGGTGAAGCGCGAAAACCGCACGCGCAATCTGCGGATCCTGCGGAACACCGTCCGCGAGTCCGCGTCGCAGTACTTCTACTTGCACCAAGAGCACTATTGCAGCGGCAATCACAAAGCCGCTGAAGAGTTCGGCAAGATCGCGTTGGCCATGCCGAATCTGCAGGACTCGTTTCGGTACGAGGCTCACTTGAACATCGCGCGGGTCTGCAATGATCACCGCGTGGCTATTCAGCACTGCCTTGAGGCGCACGGTGTTTTCCCGTGGTGTCGCGAAGCCTTCGCCGCGCTGATCATGTTGTGCTTTGAGCGCCGCGACGTCACCCGTGCGCACTACTGGGCCGAGCAGATGTTGTTGCGTCCTGAGCCGACCGGGGACGCGCGCCCGTGGACGCACGAAGCCAAGTGGTATGGCTGGGCAGGTATGGACCTTGCCGCCCGTGCAGCGCGATACGCTGGCAATCTGGGCCGCGCCGAGGCGCTGCAGTCAGAATACCACGGGGGCCAGCTGCCGAGGATCAGCCTGATCCACGCCACGCGCGGGCGGACGACTAAAGCCGTGCGCTGCCGCGAAGCGTTCCTGACTGCGGCCGCGTACCCGTCGAAGATTGAGCACATCTTCGCCGTCGACGCCGACGACGCGGAAAGCGTCGAGATGTCGAAGCAATTCCTTAGCGTCGTGTCGTCTGGCCAAAGCTGCGTGTCCGCGTGGAATCTCGGTGCAGCGAAGGCCAACGGCGACCTCATCATCCAGCTGTCGGACGATTGGCTCCCGCCGCTCCATTGGGACGCTAAACTCCTGGCGCTCGTCGAGGGCCGCGATCTGCGCACCGAGGAGGCGGTCATCGCTGTGAACGACGGCTCGCGCAAGGATGCGCTGCTCTGCATGGCGATTATGTCGCGCGCGCGGTACGCGGCACAGGGCTATATGTTCTTCGACGGTTACCAGTCGATGTTCTCGGACAACGAGTTTTCGCACCGCGCATGGAAGGACGGCGTGGTCATCGACGCGCGCGACCGCCTCACCTTCATTCACGCTCACCCAGCCTTCAAGAAAGGCGAGATGGATGCAACGTACGAACACAACAACCGAAAGGACCGATATGAACAGGGACTCGCACTCTTCCGCGCCCGTAATCCAGATGCCTCCTGACGGTTACATCTGGCACGAATCCGGTGCGCTCATGTCGCGCGACCGGACGATCACGGCCAAGTATGATCACGCGTACGTCGCACGGTACGAGAAGTACCCCGAGCAGGCGTCGTCCCGGATCCGCGCTCAACTTGCCGAGGCGATGCAGCCCGACTGGGAAAGCGTCTGTGACGTCGGCTGCGGGACCGGGGCGTTTCTCGCGGAGATGCACCGTCGCAAGCCGACCGCTCAGGTCGCGGGTCACGACGTGTCGGACTACCCGTTGCCTGAATGCGTCGAGCGCGCGCCGGACTGGTTTTTCCGAAATTGGGACGTAGTCACGTTCTTCGACTCGCTGGAGCACTTCCCCGCTCTGGACGACCTGAAGTTCGTCCACGCAAAGACCGTCATCGTCAGCGTGCCGTGGTATCACCCCGAACTAGGAAATGACTGGTTCAACAGCTGGAAGCACAAGCGCCCCGGTGAGCATCTGTGGCACTTCACGCCGGGCAGCCTCGCGGAGATCTTCGGCGCTTTCCGTTATCGTCCGGTCTTCATCGGTTCGCCGGAAGACAACGTGCGCGGGTCAGCGCCATGGGGGAGCAACATCCTGACGATGGTGTTTCAGAGATGATGCTGACGATCCTAACGATCGTGCTGAACGGTCAGCCGTACATTGAGCACCAATTGTCGGTGTTCCGGCGACTAACCGTCCCGTGGAGATGGCACGTCGTCGAGGGCGTCTCGTCGCCCGTAGGCTGCACGGCGTGGTGCAGTCCCGTCGGCGCAACGTGGCACCGGAACTGGCGCAGCATTGACGGCACCAGCGAGGTGCTCGACGGCATCGCAGACCATCGCGTGCGCGTTAGCCGTCCGGCTGGGCCGTGGTCCGGTAAGCTGGCAATGATCACCGAGGCCATGCGCGGCGTAGATCACGGCGTCGTAATGCAGATCGACGCAGACGAGTTCTGGATGCCTGCGCAGCTGGATGACGTGTACCGTCGAATGATCACGGCACCGATAGGCACGGCCGCACAGTTTCGGTGCTTCTGTTTTGTCGGGCCGCGCAAGGCCGTGACCAGTCGGATCGGCTTTGCGTCGATGCCTTACGAATGGGTCCGCGCTTGGAAGATCGGTCCTGGCGTCCGTTTCGTTTCCCATGAACCGCCCACCCTCAACATCCAAAGGCAGACCGTGCCGCGAGATGTCACGGCAGCGTCGGGACTGGTCTTCCAGCACTACGCTTACGGCACCGCAGAACAGGCGCGATTCAAACAAGAGTTCTACGGCTACCGTGGACTAGTCGATGGCTGGAACCGACTGCAGCAGACCAAAGGCGAGGTGCGCCTTGGTCAGTATTTCCCATTTCTCAAGGACCAGCCGTGGGTCACGGCAAACGACGTATGATCATTCTTAAATACCACCAGCGACTAGGCGACATCATCCGTTGCCTGCCTATTGCCCGGCATCTCGTCGCGCAGGGCCACCCAGTCGCGATTGAGTGCTTCCCGCAGTATCACTCCCTTTTCGATGCGGTCAGCTATACGGTCCCGCTCGCACCGGGGCACCGCGTCGAGGGCGAGCGTATCAATCTGGAGATCTGGCCTGATCGGTACCACGCCTACCGCGCCAGTCGCCAGACGTGGGAAGACTTCGTGTACAACCTTGACCCGCGCTTTGCCGGCATGGACCGACAGATCATCTTTGACCGTCTCGACCCAGACCCGATCTGGGGTCAGTACGGCATGACAAAGAGCACCGCGCTAGTGTCGCCGTTCGGATACTCGCAGGCGGTCAAGGTCATGCCTGCGCTGATCTGTCAGCACGCCTTCGAAGCCTACAAGGCACCGTTGCGCGTCGTGGCTGACCCGCACCAAGCCGAGCAGTGCATTGCCCAAGGGTGGAGCGAAAACCTGTTTGTCACAGCCTACAACATCCCGGACCTCATCCGCATTCTCCGCGATGCTCGCGAGGTGATGACGGTCAACTCCGCGCCTGCGCTGATCTGCTCTGCTGTGCGGAAGTCCTTCGACCTGATCGGCTCCGGCATGGCGCAGGACGACGTAACCAGTCCAGCGGCGCGCGTTGTGACATTTGGCGCATAGGTATGGCCGTCCGCGATTTCGACCCTGCGCTGTTGGAAGCTGACTTCTCCGCGATACAGGAGCAAGCAGGCATCACGTTTGCGCTGCACGGCGTCGTCATAACTGGCATCTGGAACAACTCGCGCAATATGTTCCAGGACTTCGAAGACCAGCGCCGCGACGAGGGGCGGTATACTGTGTTTTTCCTCGCGTCTCAGGTCGTGACTGCGCCGCAACTGACTACGACTGTCGTGCGCGCGGGGGTAACGTACTTCATTGAATCTATGGAGTTCGACGCAGAGGGCAGCGGAGTTTCCATCGACGTGAAGAAGTCGATATGATCCAGATCGAAGCACGCACTAAGGAGCTAGAGGCTGCGCTTGCACGACTGGCTAGCGCGGCACGGGTGGACTATGGGCTAGTGGTGAAGGAGGAAGCTAAGTACGTCCTCCAGCACATCATGAAGTTTACCCGTCCTCGCGACAGGCAGGAGGGAAAAATGAACATCAAGGCCGACCTTAGCAGGCTGTTTGTCCCGCTGGATTTCGACTACTTCAACAGCCGCGCGACCACGGGCGGATTCTACAAGTCCATCGCTGGTTACATCCGCAAGCGCCAGACCGGGAAGCTCAACGAACTTTTCCAGAATCCGAACCTTCAAAGTCTGGGCTGGCTGCATCAAAAGACTATGCTGGGATCGTATCAGGAGGTCGCCGCCACGCATCGCAAGTACCGCGACAAGTGGGGCCGCATCAGGCACGGCGGCAGACCGTACGCGACGTACCGCAAAGATCTCAACCGTCTCGGCGGATCGAGGGAGAAAGAAGGTCTCTTGTCCCGCGTCGGCTGGCATCTCGCCGGATGGATTCCCGCCGCAAAAGCGACGAATGCGAAGTACAAGAAGTTTGCCGAGAAGCTGGCAAATAAAGCAGGCATCGTGAATTTTAGCTTCAACAACAACCCCTTTATCATCGCGCGAAATCTGAACGTGAAGATCCCGCGATACCAGCAGAACGTCGTGGCTCCCGCGCTGGCTGGCCGAATCGCGATTACGGAAATGAAGCTCAAGCGCGTTCTCGCCGGACACGCGGTTAACTTGGGCTTCGTCCGCGTCAAGGGCAACCGCGCTGTTCCGGCTGCAACGCCGCCGACTCCCACCGCATGAGCACCCGTACCCTAATCCGCAACGCCATCGCAGCCCGTCTGACCGCCGGGGCCGCAGTCGTGCCGACCGCTAATCTGCTCCGAGGCCGGAACAACACGCTGGCATCTACTTCGTTTCCCGCCGCCGCAGTGTATGCCGTGGATGAGCAGGTCGAGGTGCGCACACTCTCGCCGTCCAATCGTACCCAGTACCGTCAGCTGTCGGTCTGTGTGGACTACTTCACGGCGCAGACGTCGGTCACGCTCATCGACGACCTGTTCGACGCCGGATCCGCCGCCGTCGAAGCGGCCGTGCTAGCGGACGTCACGCTCGGTGGGGTCTGCGCTGATCTGCATCTGACATCCGTGCAATATGTAGTAGAGGACGACGAAGACCGACGCTGGGGAACCGCCCGCCACGTCTTCAACTGCATTTACCTAACCCAAGACTAACACCATGGCTAACCATCTGGGCCGCGAAGGCACCGTCCGCATCTCCTCGACCACGATCGGAGAACTGCGCAACTACTCACTCAGTCACTCGTCGGACACCGTCGAGGACTCGACTATCGGGGACATCTACCGCACCCGCAAGGCCACTATGCGCAGCTGGTCCGTGTCGGGCGACGTCTACTGGGATGAGGTGGACGCCGGACAGATCGCGCTCACCATCGGCTCGACCGTCACGGTCAACCTGTACCCCGAAGGTGCGGCGTCCACTGCGGTTTACTACCAAGGCTCCGGCATCGTTTCAAAGTTCGACATCTCCGCTTCGTTCGACGGCATGGTCGAAGGCTCGATCAGCATCGAGGGCAACGGCACGCTCGCTTCGCTCACCGTCTAATGGACGCCATCGACCTAGTCCGCGAGCACTTCTCCGCGCTGGGCACCCGTACCATCGAGGTGCCCGAGTGGAAGCTGACCGTCCACGCCACGCCCGTTACCCTGGCCGAAAAGAATCGTCTTTACCGGAAGGCCAAGGAGAACGACATGGAACTCCTCGTCGATGTCCTGATCCTCAAGGCGACCGACAAGGACGGAAAAAAGCTGTTCGACCCGGATCACCGCGTCGTGCTGCTGAACAAAGCAGACAGCAACGTGATTGCGCGCGTGGCCAACTTCATTCTGTCGGAGGCTGCGCCGTCAGTTGAAGAGCTAAAAAACTAACGCACGGTGGCGAGGGCGC